CGGTATCAGCCGCAGCCGCACCTGACGAGGAAACGGATATTACGTTCAGTATTGCATTCTGGACGCGCGTGCCGGTTGCTGCGGTATTGCTCGTAGCTGCCGCTGTAGCTGAAACGGTACGAGTACGGTCGGCAGAAGCCGTCGCGTTAGAGGTAGCCGTCATCGTACAGGTGGCATCTACGACTAATGCTGTGCCGTAAACGCCTAACCCGTAATCGAAACTACCGTAATCGCGACCGTTCGCCATTTATCAGTCCAAGGTGATGGTCAAAGCACCTGTGTTGAAGCGAAGCACGTCGCCGGTATCGATTGTCTTGGACGCGGTAAGATCAGCGAAAGCTAAAAGCGTACCACCAGTAGAGGCAGTGAAAATGCCTGCTGCAACAATCGTACCCCAAGAGCCACCGGCTGTCGGGAACTCTACCGCAGCAGAGTTAGCAGCCGTCGTAGGCGATGTACCTGTTACGGAAAACGCAACAGTTTGACGGGCATAGGATGTGCCTGAGCACTCAGTACCGCCACCACCTTCGCCAGGAGCAACAGTGTAAAGCGCAACATACCATGCGCTCGGACGAGTTGCCGCGTTTGCAGTAAACATCCAGTTCAGAACGAGATCTTCTGAGTAATTGGTAAAACCAGCCATTTCTAACTCCTTATCCGTAAGTTATTCGCGTACGAGCAATCAGCGGTCCACCACTGTGTAACGCCTTATCGCTTTCAAGTTGCAGTGAATCAAGCCGCGAATTGTACATGTTCGCGAATAACCCGACACGCTGATCGTCCAAGAGGAACGGTGAAGCGTGAACGAGAGCACCATACAGGTAAAGGTCAGGAGCCTTTACGAGTAACCAGTTTGAAGTGGTCGTGTTGCTGAGAGACGGGATCTTACCGTAATAGACCATCTCGATATCAATATTTGATCCCGGTGCAGGTACAATCTCAAGCGCGTCATCCATAATCGAATAGAACGACGGCTGAGTGATAATCTGCTGCTTCAGGATTTTGTCTGCCTCATCCAGTGTCACGTAACGCAGTGGCTGCTTACCGTCGATGATATGGATATTGAGAGCCTCAAGCCAGTCAGCAGGAAGCTGTACATATTCTTGGTTACTGGTCGCCTGAGCACGCACAACCATTTTCTGGTGGCGTAAACGGCTGTTAACATCAGCTTCCACGAACTGGATAAAAGTAGGTATCTGAGACGTTAAATCGTCACGGTTCAACCATGACGCGATCTCGGACTGGAGTGTGGCGTAACTCGTAATTGTCATCGTCAGCTCGTGTAATGGTGAGTCCGATAAGGACGGGCTTCTTCAGTAGTCAACCACCGCTTCAAGGCATTCTTGTCATGAAGAATACCACGCTCCTTAAGCTGCAACAAAACAAGCATAGGAAGACGAGCGACTCTAACCATGTCTCCAGATCTGGTTGTCCGTGAAACATTATTCATCTCTTCTTGGTTGAACTTCGCAACATCGCTGATGTCGGTCGTATCGATAAAGTGCATCGTGCCATCATGCTCGACCTTCATCTTGGTCGTAGTGCCGGTAAAACCGTCATGGCCTAAGATGAACTCACCCGGTGCGTAGTCTTGCTGCTTCATGTTGCTCCCCAAGAGAAAAGAGGGGCGGCGAACCGCCCCTCTCTATTATCAGGCTGAAGGCGTTAGGTTTGCGATAGCAGCATGAGCCTTTTCAGCTTTCATGCGGAGACCGTATTCCACAACGAGTTCCTTCTTGATCGAGTCGCCGGTCTGGGCAACGTCAATCGTTTCGAACGGACGGAGATACGCAACAGATGCGTATTCTGGGTCGAGAACGAGTGCGAAACGCTCATCAGCAAAGCGGTTCGGAACCATTGAAACTTCACCGAAATCGCTGAGATACACGTCAGCGGTAGCGATGATGCCAGCAGGCTGAACCTGATTGTAGGTGATGCGCTGTTGAGCGATACCTGCAAAGCCAGATGCAACCGTCTTGTTGTACGGACCCGTCATGAGGATCTTTGCTTCGCCGCCCTGTGCCCAGACGTTCTGAATTGCCGTCTTGA